ATTTTCTAATTTGTAATTATTTTCAAAATCAATAATTTCTTTTCTAAGATAAGCATTAGCATTTCTAATAGCTTCTCCAGAATTAGGTTTTTCCATTCCAACCATACCTACATTAAAATTACCTTTAATACTATTAATAATATCAGTTGTAACACTGCTGTAAGTAAAGTCTGTTTTGTAAATTGGTTTAATACCGTTGTTTAAATCTGAAGTATAATTATTATAGTACGTCAATGCTTTACCAAAGTTTTCAGAAGACACATTTTTAGAAAGTAAATCTTCCATTAACTCACTTTGACTACCATAACCACCCTCAAATATTTGACTTGTAATATCTGTAAATACATTAGGGTCAGTATTTACAAATCTGTTTTTATCTACCATAGCATCAAACGCAGCTAATATTGTAGGGTCTCCATATGTTTGTAATTTTTCTCTTAATTTTAATTGTTCATCATAAGTACGATATCTTTCAACACTTACACCATTTTTTTCTTCAGTAATTTTAGAATTTGATGTTGTAAATATTTCTCTAATTTCATCTTTTCTAATATTATCTTTGTTAAGTCTATCTTGTTGTGTTAATGTTACTTTTCTATCTCTTAATTTTTTAACTAATTTATCAACATCTTCTCTTTTAGTATTCATTAATGAACCTAAATTCATACCATCTTTTCCAACACCTCTATTAGCTGATAATATTTTTAAACCTCTATCTATTTCTTCTGGTGTGGTTGCGGTGTTATATAAACTTTCAGCGGCTGCAATGGCAATATCGTTTTTCTCTTCATTAGAATAAAATTTTCTAATTGTTCCACCCCCTTCTTCTGGTGGTAAATCATAATCTAATCCTTTATTAATAGTTTCCCATTCATTTCCAATGTCTTCATTTAAAACTAATTTTACACCTTCATTTATTTTTGTAGTTTGAGCAAAGTCACTTCTAACTTTTGCATCTTTTATAGCTTCATCTGCTTTGTATTTATTAAATACTGCTGAAAAACCTAAAGCATAAGAACCTTCTTTATCTGCAAAACTAGGTAAATACTGTTTGTAAAAAGCAGGTAAATTAGTCTCACGAAAATCATAGTCATTTTTATTTTCTTCTATATTTTTTATAGCATCAATAGCTTGTACTTTTCCTGAATGATATTGAACTGTTTTATCTACATATTTACCACTTAATTTAGGGTGTTTACCTTCTAGTATTTCTTTTTGAACGGTGTTTATATCTTTTGTAGTTAACAACTGGTTCATTTCTTGTACAGCTTCATCTTTTTTATTTTGTACTTCTTTTAACATTATTCTGCTAATAGCAGGATTAACGTCTTTTCTTAAAATATTTACTAAATCTGTAGCATCAGTTGATGTTGCTGCATTTACTCTACCTGCGAACGTAGAGCCCATGTATTTGTTTGTAACTCTTGATTTATATGCCATTATGGTGCTACTACCTCTCCTGTATCTGGTTTAGTTAATGCTTTATTCATTGCGTACCCTTCAGCGCCTGCTGTTGCTACTTGTAATAATAATCCTGTTTGACTAGGCATAGTAACTGGTTTAATACTATTATATCTTCTTTGTTGTGCAGCATATGCATCATCTTCTTGATACATTAATTTAATTACATCTGTTTCATAATCTCTTGCCACATCTAAGAATTGCATGTCATATGTACCTGCAATATCTTGTATAATTTTAGTGCCATTACCTGCGTTCATATTTAATGCTTGTGCTTCTTTTTTATTATTTTCTTGAGATATTCTAAAATCTTCTGCTTTCTTTTCTCTACTTGCTGCTACTTTTTCTGCATCTATTTTAGCTAAATCATTTAAATATGCTTGGTCAGAATTTTTTCTTGTGATTTCATTTGCTGTTTCTTGGCTTTTTGCAACTTCTTTTTTACTTCTGTAATCTTGTACTGCTGTAGCTATCTTTAATCCGGCAGTTATTGCCGATACTGCATCACACATAGTTAATTGTTTATCTCCTTCATCATTAATAAAAATGGCATTTTACCAAAACCATAATCTCCTATTTCAGTTTTTGGTTCAAAGCCTAAATACTGAAGCCATTTCAGTGACTTCCAATTTCTTTTGTCTACAAAGTTATAAAGATATTTATAACCTTTACCCATCTCATCTATCCAATACGGACATTCTTTTATAAATTGTTTTGTATGTTTAAATAGTGTTTCACTAGACAACATCCATGCTACACCATAATCAGGCTCAGCACATTTAGCAACACCAAACATACCTATAACACCTTCATCTTTTGTACCTATAATACTATAAACTTTACCATTAGGTTCCGTAAACGGAAACACTAAAGCTTGTAAAGGTGAAGAGTTGTTAGATGCTCTAATCTCTGCACGGTCAGCTTGGCGTATTCTAGGTGCTAATTCTAAAGTATCTTTTAGTATAGCGGGTCGTACGTAATTTTCTCTGGTCATTTAAATCCTTTGTGAACGATTATGATAATATCCTTCTACCTCTGCACTAGCAATATACATTGGCAAGTGTGAAGAACTTTTAATATCTAATGTAAAATCTGTGTTTCTACATGAAACGGGTACCTTAATAGTTCCTGAACTAATAGCCGGTACACCTACTTTACTTGTAGCTGTTCCAATAACATATCCATTCATAAATGAATAACTTGTGCTTCTACCGTTAGGTGTTACTTCAACTTGGAAATAACCTGAAGTTTCATAATTCAATGATATGTTTCTAATTTGATAACGACCTGATGTTATTGCTACCAAGCCTCTTCCTGAATTTTCTCTAACATACTGTTGTGACATTCTATATTTACTTTCATATGGAATACCAATAATTAAATTTGTATGGTCACCTTCTATTGTGTATGTAGAACCTAAAGTATTTGTGACCGCATAATTATTTCCATTAACACCATCAACTGCAATTAAACCTGTTTTAGCTCCATACGGAGATGTAAACGTAGTTAAATCTGTATTAGCATCATATGTTCCTGTAACATTTTTTCTTAAATCTAAATATATATTAAAACCTATAGTGCTATCTCTTAAATTTCTTAAATCAATTTTTATTAATTTAGTATCTGTTCCTTCTACTACTAATAAATAAACAAAACTTTCAAAAGACATACCACCTAATATTTTAGCATTATCAAATGTCCACTTAGACCATGCAGTTTGTACTTTTTCACCTTTATCAAAAAAGTATTTATAAATAAACATAGTACCACCATTAGTAGATGTGATGTTAGTACCTGTTGTGTAAGGTGCTGTTTGTGTATCTGCTGTGTCTGATGCTAAAGCAATAATAGTATCTTCAGTTGTATTACTAATTAATTGATATGCATTACTTGGTATTAAATTTTGTACTGATACTGTAATATCTAAACCATCATTAGTTAATGTATCATCATCTGCATAATACTCTCTAATTGCTGTATTATTATTTCTTGCTTGTGCAAAATATGCATATTTACCTGCTGATACAGGTTTTACGTTAGCATCAAATTCAAATGCTGAAACTTCATTAAGTACTGCACTTGTAGGAGATATTGTTTCTGCAACACTTCCTAATTTGTATTGTGCTTTTTCAGAAAATAATAATAAACTTTCATTAAATGCGACACTATCAAATAGTGTATTAACTTCAGAACCTGAAGCTGCAATATCAATTGGGTCTGTGTCTAATACTTGTGTAACTGTTTTAGAAAAGAAATTAAAAAAACCTGCATTTTCAGATAAAATTAAATTATCTCTTGAAAGCATCCCTAATCTATTTTTATAAAACAATAAATTATTAATTTGGTTTCCTACAAAACTTGGGTTAGAGTTTGTAATTCCATCACCCGCATTTCTATCATCCCAATCTATTTCTTGAAATGTAAATGTACCATCATTATTATTTATTAAAGCATGTGGCAACGTAGAATTATTTAAACCAAGACTTACACCTTGACCTATAGTTTCTTTCCAAACACCATCTGTTTCAAATTTTACATAATAATCTGATAGTGTATCTCCATCTTCACCTGTAACTTTTATAATACTGTCTGTGCTTGCATGATATGGTAATTTTGTAAAGTCAGATATTTCATCTCTTATAGAATACATACCTGTATTACCAGAACCATCAGCTGTTAATACTGTATAATTAGCATTGCCATCTGTTGAAATACCTCTAATAACACCCGGATATTGAGACATAGTAAAGTAGTTAGTTACTTCAGAAGATGTTCCTAATCCTTGTGTTGTGCTTAATGTTGCACCTGTATCTTCTCTAGTTAATTTAAATGAAGCATCTGATGAAGCATCAAAATATGTACTAGAAGTACCTCTAAATAAAATATCTGCAATGTGTGCTGTATCTCTAAATACGGCATCATGGTTTAAATTAGAACCTGAAGGCATTTGTAAAGAAGACTTAACAGCATAAGACATATTAGGATGTTGTACTGTTACAGCATATTCTCTACCATAATTAGATGTAACAACATTGATATAAAATTCTTCTATCTTTGCTGTACTTGTATTTGTATCTGCTAACACTGTAGTTTGTTTATTTGCAATAAAAGTGTAGTCGGCAATGTTAACTAATTTAAAATCTGATTTAGGATTAGTTGAAGTTAAATAACTAGCACCGCTTGCTATTGTAACAGGTTTTTCATTACCATCTAAATCATAAACTTTTACACCACCATTATAAAATATAACGACAAATTGATTATCTTTATCTCTTTGTATAGACCAAAATTTTACAGTGTTGGGAAATACATTTGTAGCATCTATAGTGTCTATATATTCAAAAGCAGGTCTTTTAGATAAACCATCTACAATATTGTTTTGTAAATTTACCTGTTCTTCTGCTTGATTGATACCTCTTTGTGTTGGTGTTTGTTGTGAGATACCATTCAGAAAATTAGGAATACTCTGAGATACTACTCCACCCATTAATAAGTCCTTCTAGTTGGTCTATTAATTATTGAGTAAGTATTACTATCACCTTCTAACATATTCACATCAGTTTCTTGACTATCTGCTTGGTGAAATGCCATAAGTGCTTCATTTTCATCTTGTCCAATTAATTGTACAATTTGAGCATCACCAAGAAATCTTGAAGCAAATCTTCTTGATGCTTTTTGTGTGATGTATTGTCTTGCGTATTCTGGAAGTTGTTCAAATTGTTGTACTAAAACTAAATCTACTTCTGGTACTGTTGTAAAAACATCTGTATGTGTTTCTAAATTATATAGAAAACCATTTCTTAATGTAACATTTATGTATCTAAAGTTTTTACTAGCGTCAACTTTAACGCAATTTGAAGGTAGGGGAATTTTACTGTCTTGGTCTAATGCCAAGTTTTTATAATTTTCATGTGTATTGAAATGCCATCCTTGAGATTGAACTGACATAGAAGTTTCATCTAAAAGATTTTTTGCTGTACTTACATCAACTGATGTAGTGCCTGTAATTGAGTTAACTGGAGCCTCACCGATAACAGACAACATTATGTTTATCGCTTGTAGTTCCGTAGTTGGTGTAATCTGTGTAGTCATAATATCCTATTAGTTAGTATAGCGGCGGCTTCAGTCTCCCTCTACCGCCACTATAAATATTAAAGTTAAGCTATTACGCTTCTTTAATTCCTACAGCTGCTTCGCCTCTTAGGACACCGTGTCCCATAGCGTATTTAGCAACCATTAGAGTACCTTGTCTTCTTATATCATATTCGCTTTCAACAGCTAAATCCATAAGTTTTACAGTACCTACAGCAGAAGGATGAGATACCAAACATACGTAGTTTGATAAGTCAACAGCTTGAGGGTTTGAACCACCCGCAGTTGCTGAACCTGCATCCGGAGCCGCAGTGATAGCAGAATTTACAAAGTGTGCAGTAGGTATTAATTCAATACCTGCTACTTTAACAACTTTACCTTCCGCAATTGAACCTTGACCTGAGAAGTCAACGTTAGTTACGTTAGTACCGTTTGCTAATTTGTAGTACTCTTCTAATTTAATAAATGCTTTTCTACCTTCTTTTGGAACGTAGTTTGCATCTAATTGTTTAGCCGCATCAAACAAACTATCAATCATTGCATTAGCCGCAGTTGAAGCTGTTGCTGAAGCAATGTTAGTGTTTGTAAGTACAGTTCCTGCTGCATAACCGCTGTCGGCTACGTTTGCAGAAGCTTGTGCTGCTTGACCAATTGTTTGTAAGATATGCTTATCTTTTTGAAAAGCTAACGCTCTACCGATTTCAGTAGAGTACGCTGACCTTACGTCCCAATGGTTTTTGGCTTCCTCAATATTTGATAAAAATACTGAAGATAAAAGTAAGTCATTAATTGTAATAACTTTCTCGTTGTGGTTTACATCTGAACCAGTTATTTCAGCACCTGCTGTATGGTACGAAGCATCCACTCTACCCATTACTGGGAAAGTTGCAGATTTACCGTTAGAAATACTTCTAACCATTTCTGCACCTTGAGTTACTGAAGCTCTATCAAAAGAAGTAAGTACTTCTCCCGCAAAAACTTTCAGAAACAGAGCGTCTTCCGAACCACCTGCATTTACTCTTCCAACTGATACTGGACTTGCATTTGCCATAGTGTTCTCCTATTTGTTATGACGTTTATTTATAAAAGCCTCTACATATGTTTCAGTTTCACATTCAAGATTGTCACCCGCAGGTGGTCAAGTTATTACACTTTATTAAATATGTGTTGGCAAGTTGCCCCCTAAAAAGGGTGCACAACTATCTACACTTCCATTTACGTAATGCTAGAGCTTTTCTTGTAGGTTGCCCATTAGGTTTTTTCATAGCACCTTTAACTCCAGACATACGTGCACAAAAACTAGCTCTACGTTTAGCTGCTTTTGAACCTCTCTTTACTTTTCCTGTAACTGGAGCTTTTAAATTAGCACCAGTTTTTCTTTTAAAATATCTCCTTCCGGCAGCGTTCAAACCACCAGAAGGCGACTGATATTTTTTAGCCGGCATTGACTATCTTTTCTTAGCTGTCTTTGCGGCTCTTTTAAATTGTTTAGCTGTTGGTGCACCTTTTGCTCCAACCTTACGCATTTTTTCTTTACTACCCGCTTTAATTCTTTTACGTTTAGCATGTATATTTGCGTATAAACCTTTTTTAGCCATGACTATTTCTTTTTCTTAGCTTTCATTATTTTTTTCTTTAATGCCATAGGTAGTTTTTTTTGACCACCTTTTAACATTTTTTTACCTTTAGCTTTTTTTCCGTACATAATATATCTCCTATAAGTTACTGTTAGCTAATTTATTTTTAACTTCGTTTTGGTATGCCATATCTTTAGCATATCTAGGGTCAGCCATAGCCTCTGTTACTTGAGCCCATGATAAGAAACCTTGTTCTTGACTTGGTTGTGCTTTACCTTCTACAAGTTTAGGCTCAACACCATTAGCTCTTTCAAATTGACCTTTAAGTGCATTGACAGCTAGTTTAACTGTGTCCATGTCACCACTGT